TGTCTACTATTAAGATAGACTTGATTTTTAATATAGTAATCTTGTCTATTAGTTCACCTATTGAGATTGGAGCATGTATAATCATATGATTATATAGTCTACAAAACTATAGCCAACAAAAAAGCACTCCTAAGAGTGCTTGATTGTAACTTCCCATCCCGAGGGTTATTTTTTAATTAAAGGTACTATGTTTGTAGTTACCCAATTTTTAATTCTTTCTATATCAATAGAAACAATAGATGCAAGTTTTGATGGATTTTTTAAAAGAGTTTCTGCTTGATCATACCTTGAAATTTGACCTATAAAAGTTGATTTAAGCATTATTACTGCATCTACCATAAGAGATTTTACTTTGTCTATAGGTACACCATTTGCCAATAATACATCTTGTATTTGATTTGCAATTGTTATCGCATTAAATAAATCCCTTATTACAATAATCAACTGTTTTTCAGGTGATACCCGTGTTCTGGGAAAATTGAATGGACTTTTTTGTTTAATTAATATTGATACTTGTAATATACCTATATTTTTAGTTAAACTAGTTAACGCTCTATTAAAACTTGCGACCCACTGTGCGATAGTAGGTATCTTTTTAGCAGTAGCCATGTTATATTCCTTTAATATATTTAGTCTATCCAACAAAAAAGGCTCCGAAGAGCCTTTTTTAGATTTCCAAATCTCAAAGATTTGATTATTGGAATGTAAGATTTTGAACTGCGATTTCACCAACGTAATCAGCCGCATTACCGAAAGATGATGCAGTGTTAGTTAATTCGATGTAACCATAACGTGTCATAAATGATACGACTGGTTCGAATGTTGATGGATCCAATACAACTCCACTGCTCATCAATGGAATATATGGGCAATAGAATGCGGCTGCATCTGTCTCTGATGAACCTTTATAACCAACCAATACTGGTTGTGTATCAGGAGCATAGCTGTTAACGAATACACGCATAGCACCGTTCAATGTACCAACGAACTTAGTGTTAGTTGGAGCTTCGAAAGTACCTTCTGTTGTACGAGCAAAAGCTGAAGTAGTTGCAGATTGCAATACTGTCAAACTTGCTGGAGAAACAACAGCCCAGTTACCTGCGCCACGACGTGTACGTTGGGCGATCAAGTTAGCAACACGGTTGATAAGAACAGCTAAGGCAGCGTGTTCGTCACCAACGTAAGTAGCTGTACCAGATACAGTAGCTTGGTTGAATGTATATTCAGTAGATGCCAATGTCGCTAAAGACAATAGAATCTCTTGGTCAATCTCAGCAGTAATCTCTTGTGCAAGAGCTGCCATGATTTCTGCTTCAACGTCAATACCATGTTGAGACTGAGCATCTTGTGCTGCCTCAAATGTCCAACGTGCTTGCAATTTACGTGACTTAGCTTCAACAGCTTGACGCAAGATTTGAACGCTGATCTGACGACCGCCGTTACCTTCAAGAGCCGCAGTGTTGTTACCTGTGTAACCTGTTGCAGTTGCATCGTTAGATGGCTGACGTGAATATGCTTGAGCAATAGTGAATGGGCTCAACGCTTCTTGACCAGCAGTAACGCTAGTTTGAGCGGCAGAGTTGTCCACTAAGTTTTGTGCATAACGTACACGTAGTGTATGAATCTGACCCACTGGGCCAGTCATTGGCTGAACGCCAACCAATTCGTTAGCGATAACGGTTGGCATAACACGACGGATAACTGGAAGAATCACACGGTTTAATGTAGCGATGTTACCAGCTGTAGTTGTACCTACTGAAGATTCAGCAAGTAGTTGTTTCTTAGTATTTTCTAAGATAACACCCATAGTTGAGCGGCGAGTGCCCTTTAAGCCTTCTAACAGAGCTTCCTTGGTCTCGTCCCAACGGCTTTCTAATAGAACTTTTGACATTTATATTTCTCCTAATCTATGTCTTTTTAATTAAAGCCCTGCCAGACGTTTGATATCTATAACGTTGTCACGTTGTTCCATATCAACTTCTTGTTTGGCAGCTTTATCCCCGGTAACTTCACTAATCATCTTTGACTCTGCCAAGTTAGTCTTTACAGACTTCTTAGCGGTGCCAGTGTTTAGTACAGCTGGTAGATACTTATCGAAAGTAGCTTGCAGTTTACCTGTTTGCACACTCTCTAGTAAGTTCTGCATTACTGTTGCTTTTTCCTCATTAAGAGTAGAAAGTAACTCAGTCATGGTCTTCTCACGAATATTTGACTCTTTAATAATACGAACTTCACGTTCTTTTGATTCAACTAACTTTTTAGTGTTGTTGATTTGTGTAATGGATTCAGCTAATTGACGATCTTTTTCGTCTAACTTTTGCATTAGTTTTCTTGTCTCAGCTTTATCATTTAAATGAGTAACTGAGAATTCACCTGCAAAGCTTTCGAAAATACGACGACCAAAATTGTTTTCTTTTGCAACTTTGATATCTTCTTTCAATTGGCCTATTTCACCCTTTAACTGTCCTGCTACAGCAGTTGCCAACTTTCTAGCACTTTCAGCAACGAAACGTGCTTTAAGTTTTTCTAATTGTTGACGACCTTCTGCAACTAACTTGACCTTAGCTTCAACTACAGCCTGCTTATCTTGAGCGAACTCTTTGATTTCACGGGCAAGAGCATGAACAATAAATTGCTCTAGCTTTTGTTGACTTTCTTTCTGAATCATACGATCTGAACGTAGTTCTTTGATTTCTTCAGCTAGTTTAGTAACCATAAAGTCATTGAATTTTGTTGCTGATTCACGTAGTTTCATTTGTGCTTTCACACGGTCTTCGTTCATTGCTTGCTTCTCAGAGTGAAATTCTTCAATTTCTTCTGATAGGCTTTCTGTAACCATCTTGTCAAGGGCTTCTACCATCACGCTTCTGTCATGTTCATAACGTTGTGCGAATTCTTCGTGTAATTCTGCACGGACTTGCTGGCGAGCCTCATTCAATTTAGATTCCCAGGCTTCATTTAACTGAGCCCCTACATCTTCATTGATAAGTCCACTGTCAAGTAATGGCTTGATAGCATCAAACATGCTTATTCCCCTTTGTTAATTTTGAGATCCTTGATGAGGCGCATTACTTCCTCTTTCAAGTACTTCTCTACTTTCTTGTCGCCTCTTGCGTCCTTTGCAATATCCAACAACTTATGACCATGCTTCATATTCATCATGCCTTCATAGATTGCTTTAGGATAAGCATTTGGTGCGCTAGGTTGTGCAACAATATCCACAGTGACTATTTCAAAGTCACTAACTTTGCCGTTCATGTCGTCAACGTTTCCGCTGCCACGACTTGAAACGCCGAGTTTCACACCACTCTCCAACATAGTTTTAACTAATTCACCCATTGGAGTTGGTAAAATCTTTAACTTGCCGAATCCGTTAGCTCCGTCCATCCACATGCTTGTAATCATATGTGATACACGGTCTAAGTTAATCTTTAAGTCATCTGGGTGATCTACTTCACCTAATACTGAGTAACCTTCTGTGATTTGCTCATTCAGAGTTTGTACAGCGACTTCAATCTCAGCAACGGGATAAACACGCTCATTAGCGTTCTTTACCCCACCCTGAATGAAGATGCCCTTCATATAAAGGTTCTTCTTGTCGCCTTCACTGACAGATTCCACAACCATTCCGGCGCGGTCAAATGTCAAGTGCTCTTTGAGATACAAAGCCATTCTCTCAGATTCCTATTAAACTCTACGCTTAGTAGAGTTACGTGATTCTGCTACTGGACTTCTAGAATTTACACCATTGTCACCCTTTGACGGGGCCGGTGCTTTTTCTAAGTCTGCATTGTTTTGTGCTGGGCTATTTTTAAATGATCCTGCACCTTTAACACTTGCTTCACCTTTAGTATATGCATTACTTGGTCCTTTTGGACTTGTTGGAACTGTTTCACTAGCACCAGAGAATTTAACTGGTCTACTGTCCATACCAGCTTGACCGCTATTAGCGTCTACTGTACTTTTGTTTTGAACACCATTGTCACCGTGAGTTACAGAAACTTTCTTTAGTGTGATAGCTTCCATCATAGGATCTTCATCATTACCATCTTCTAAATCTTTTGTAAAGTCATCACCAGCTTCTTCTGCTTCGTCATCAAACTCAGCATCAGTTTCATCATCATCACCGGCCATGATTTCTTCAAACTCAGCCATTAACTGGTCTAGTTTATCTTCTAGGTCAACAACACGGTCTTCTAAATCTTCTTCTCCGCCCATGTCATCTTCGCCGGCTTCAATGTCGATTACTTCATCTTCATCAGAATCAAACTCTAGGTCATCATCTTCAGCTTCAGCCATACCTTCTTCTTCAACTGAAATCTCGTCTATCATTTCACCGACTTGACCGCCCATGCCTTCACCCATTTCGTCATCCATCATTCCCTCATAGATTTCGCGGCTTTTCTCAACTACGATATCGTGAAATAATGCACGTGCTTGTTCTTCGTTCTCATTGATAATCAAATCAATAAGTTGTTCAAATTTTTTGTTATCCATTGTTTGTCTCCTGAATGTAAATGGCTTTGTAGAGTTATTTAGTGGGTATCAAAAAAAACAGCACAATAAGTGCTGTTTTTTTACGTTTTTGTTTAAACTACTCATTAAACTGTCGGTGCACCTTCTGCTTTAGGTGCATATTGTTGATGTATCTTTTTTAAATAACTAACTTTTTCATAGTTACGTACATCATTCATCTTACGCAACTTACGTATTTGTTTTAATGTTAACTTTGTTTTGCGGCTTTCTTTCCATTTAGGCTGACTGTTATCAGCACTAACGTCTTGATAACCTGCTGTAGCTGGATCGAACATTTCAAATAGTTTCATATAGTTATTTATCTTATTACATTCCCGTACCGCCGGGTGCTGGCATATTCTGTCCCGGTGCCGCTTGACCTGGTTGCGGTACTTGACCGGCAGCCGCTAATGATGGATCCATTGGCATTTCTTCTGCGGCTGTAGCTTCCTCACCTGTTTGAATATCAGTCTCAATGTCACCCACTGATACACCAATACTACGTAAATCATTACCTTGTGGCTCAACTTCAATCTCCTTATCGTTTTCTTCACGCCACATTTTCTCGTTTTTATCAATTTCTTCTTCTGTTAATCCTAAGAAACGTTCCATAGCAAAACGCTTACTCATATATGGGTAAGCTTCAATTGCTGTAAATGAACTCATACGTGCTGTATCCAATTCGCTTTGACGATAGGCTGCAAAGTTTTGTGGTGGATTAAACGTTAAGTTAAACAATCCACTGTCAATGTTCAGTCCTCTCCAACGTAAGAATAACTTGAATTCTTCGTCAAGTTTTCTAACCATATAGTTCTGTAGTCGTTCGCAATATTGATTGAAACGAAACTCTTGAATCATAGCTGTACCAACACGACCATCACTCATAGGAGTAACATTATCATCCGGGCCAGTAGGTAAATAACTACTTGGAACACGTAGTCCACGTGCTAATCTATTATTGAAATAACGCAAGTCATCAATCTCACCCAAGTTCTGTCCACCGGGTAGTAAGTCAACTGAAGATCCTCTACCATCAGCAGTTACTGGGAAGAAATAATCTTCGTTCATACTTAATGGGTTATATGATGCATCAACCATACTACCACCACCATGTGTGCTTGGAATACGTCTTTGATGAATCTCATTCTTAATACGTTCAACGAATGCCATAGCCATGTGACTTGGCATGTTACCAACGTCAATCTTAAAAACTCTACGTTCTGGTGCTCGTTGAACACGATAGATTAGAACCGCGTCTTCTAGTAACTCTTTTTGCTTATAAACTTTAAAGATGTTCTCTAGTATTGACTGACCAAAAGGCCAAAAACGATCTAGACCTTCTGTTAAGCTTAGGTGAACAACGTGTTTAGAATCGATTGCGGCTTCATTAAAACCTAAACTAAATCGTGATCCAGTTGTGTTGTATGGCATACTTGGAACAGTATATCCGCCTCCTCCACCTGTGCCTCCTCCACCTGTGCCACCCATACCAGTTGCTGGATTAGCGGCAAAGTCTGTGTTTGTTTTCTGTGCTACAACTAAGTTTTCTAAGTTAATGTTCAAGTCTTTAATGACATACTGTTCAGGCTTTTTACCTTCACTTTCATTAACAATAACTTTAATAACTTTAGTCATGTCAACCCAATATAACTTAAAGTTTTCCGGGTCACGTACAAAAACTTGATCTCCGTACTTAATAGTATTACGGAATATTTTAAAGATACGTGTTTCCATTTCATTCAACTTACACCATTGTTGTAGTTGAGTTTTTAACATATCTACTTCATGTGGAGTAGGATCTTCACGCCATTCTAAACTGAAAGGAGTCTTATTGTGTTCATTCTTTTGTGTGCTGAACTCTGAAATAATATCTAAACAAGCATTAATTTCAGCATCAACATCCATCATTTCGTATTGATTATATCGTTCAATACGATTTGGATGACCTGTATAGACTTCTGGTAAACGACTTCCATAGTTTTTGTAGCCAAAATCTTGATTACTGTAGTTGCTGGTTGTTGAGCTACCGGGGCCATTCCAAGCACCAGTGACACTACCGCCACCTAATGGGCTCATCTGTCCGGATTGATTAACTCTAGTAAAGTGTTTTTTGTATGTCATAATGAAGGTCTATTCAGTATTTAGTTAAACTTTTGAATACTGTAATAATTCACTTTGTATACTATTGCTGTCAGACTGTGCGTCAATCAAGTTGTCCATTTTAGCAACAAACTCTCTCATCAACTCAACCAGCTCACTGTTATCAACTGGTGTTGCATTGCTACTAAACATATCACCGGCTGGTGTATTAGCAAGCTTATCTAATATTGAATCTTTAGTTAATCGTTTGATAAGTTCATTACCATGTAGTGTAGCCGAATATCCAGATTCTGGACCTTCTGCAATACCCTCTAAGCTAGCACTAACTTTACTACTATCTCTTAGTAAACTAACAATAGTTGGTGCTCTATTACCAACTTGTCCATACCATTTACTTTGTTCTAAGTTTTTTGCGGCCCCTTGAGTATCACCTTCTTCAAGCTGTTTCTTAAGCTTAGGCCATTTGCTAATCCAACTTGGGCCCATATTGAATGTCAAATCAGTTAATGCACCTTGCCCTCTACCATCTAGTTTACCAAATCCAGGGATATTCATAGCGGCACTTCTATGATGGGCATAGTCTTTTTCAAACATTGCCATTATTTCTTCGTCACTAAACTCTCTGTTCATTTCAGGAGGTAATGATTTACCATCACCTATTAGGTGACCTATACCAACTGTCCATAATCCTAAACTGTCTTGGTAAGGTCTATTTCTTTTACCTTCATGTTTAATAATCATGGCTTTGATTTCTTCATCACTCATACCAGCACTACTTACTTTAACTTTTGGTGGAGGCATACCTTTCATATCGGCTGTACTGGCGCCCATTGCCTTACTAGAAGCATCAACACCACCACCGTCTGTTCCACCACTAGTTAGTACTCCCATATTTTTATACAAACCCACACCTGCACCAACTAACCCACCCACAACCCCTCCGGCTGCTGTTCCTAAACCAGGCACTACACTACCTAACATTGCGCCCATGCCTGCATAACTTGCGGCTTCACTTGCAATATCTAATCCAGCACCAGTTTTTGCATGACCTTCACTCTTAGCATAGTCAGCACCCATACCTAATGCGGTGCCACCTAATGCGGTTATTCCACCTTTTAATAGTCCACCACCTATTCGTTTTAATGCACTTCCTTTACCGGGAGCACCTTTACCAGGACCAACATCTCCTGTTCCACTTACAGATTCTATAGCTTTTCCTACAGTTGCTTTTGCGGCCATTGCACCTAATGCAACTGCGGCTAACCCGGCTGCGGCAGTTAAGGCTGTGGCCGCGGCAGTAGTTGTATTGAATCCTTGCATCAACGGATTTACTGAAGCTACTAAATCATCTAAACCAATCTTAGCTTTACGCTCAAGTTCAGTTAGTTCATTACGTGCTATCTGTGCCGCATCTTGTGCCGCAATACCTTTATTTACGGAATTTTCTTGTATCTTATTTCTTGATTCGGCTGCGGCTGCAACTTCATTTTCTACACCTTCACGCTTGTTTACATAATTTAGTGCTTTTTCATCTAATCCGGTTGCTTTTCTATAATCCTCACTTAATGCTAATGCAGTGTCACCTGCCCCCAACATTGTATCAGCCGCCTTTTTATAAGCATCATTGAACTCACCGGATTGATATGTGTTCTCTTTGGCCGCTTTAATCTGCTTCTCAATGTCAACACCAAGAACTGCAAACTGTGAACTTGCTGGTGTAATCGCACCGGTTAAGTATTGTAACTGAACTGCCGCTGTCTTAGTTGGATCACCTAACTTAGTAACGTCATTGATAAGTTTATTAGCACCTTCTTTTTCAGCCTCAATGCGGGCCATTTCATCTTTATTACCGGACTCCTGTGCCGCTTTAAGTTGTCTAGCCCATTTGTTTTCTTGTAGTTTCCATTCATATGTAGCACGTGCTATCTCCATATCTTTCTTGGATTCTTCAATACTCTTACCAGTAATAGAACTTAATTCATATAAGTTTTTAGTATAATCTAATGAAGCCTTTTGTAATCCTGCACTAGTCTTTAGTTGACCACTTAGTGCGCCACCCGAACGTTCCATCATTCCAATGAAGTCAGCTTGTGCTTGTATACGTTCTTGGTCATTCAATCCTAAACGTTGAAACTCCATTCTAGTTTGTTCAGTGACAGCAATCATTTTACCAAATGCTTTTACACCATCAGCCGATGTAGCTCCCAAACGTGTTAGTCCACCACTCATAGAACTCATTGGCTTAATCATCTTATCTAATTCGTGTGATGCTAAGCCTGCATCTGTACCCATTCTACGTATACCCTCAGCAGTAAATGAATTCATTGCACCCATTTTACTGATTGAGTCAGTAGCTTTTAATGTGTCATCTGCTTGTTTAAGTGCCATTTCTGCGGCTTTAGTAACACCTTTTATAAGTGCACCAGTTGCTAACCCAAGTGGACCAAAGTTTTTGCCCCAAGCTAGTGCGGCAGATCCTGCGCTACTCAGTGCGGTGTTATATTTTGCAAATTCACCAGTACCATTAAATAATGCACTAGCAAAAGCATCAAGTGCTTGAGTACTTTTACCCATGGCATCAGTCAAGTTGTCTTGTTTTCTTTGCATTTCAGCTTTAGAAAAAGCATCTGCTTTCTGACGTTCTGTACCTTCTTTAAGAGATTTATTATAGTTGTCTAATCCAGCTTTGACACTAGTAGTTCCAGCGGCTATTCCACCTACTTGACTTAAACCTTGCATAACGGTTGGCAAAATTCTAGCCATATCGTTCAATGACTCATTTATTTGATTAAGTGCATTCTGATCTAAATTTTCTGCCATGTTTTTTACCCACTAAATATTATGTAGTATTTAGTATTGGGCAAACGCCCGTTTTTAATCAAGGACAACAATGACTATACAAAACAACCCACTAAAGCAATATTTTCGTAGACCTTCAATTTATTTGAAACTACCTAGCGGTGGTAAAATGTATGCACCGGGTGTAGTAAATATCCCAGAATCTGGTGAACTTGCAGTATATCCAATGACTGCGATTGACGAGATTACTGCAAAAACCCCGGATGCGTTGTTTAACGGAACTGCAATGTCTGATATTATAAAAAGCTGTATCCCAGATATTAAAGATCCATGGTCTATTAATAGTGTTGATTTAGATGCGATATTGATTGCAATACGTTCGGCTGCGGATGGTAATGATATGACTATTACATCCGGATGCCCTAGCTGTAAGGAGATTGCAGAGTATGCAGTAAATTTAGTGGCCATTCTAAGTCAGTTGAAGGCAGCTGATTATGATAAAGAGTTGACTATAAATGACTTATATATAAAGTTTAGACCATTAACTTATAAAGAAATGAATGAAGCTGGTACAAGTCAAATGGAAGCCCAAAGAATTTTTATAGGTCTAGAAAAAGAAGAAAACGAACAAGTTAGAATGGAAAAAACTCAGCAGGCTTTAAAATATATCACTGAAGTAACGATGACTATATTGTCAAAAACTATTACACATATTAAAACTCCTTCAGTATTTGTAGAAGAAAGTGAATATATTTTAGATTTCTTGCATAACTGTGATAAAGATACATATATTGCTATTAGAGATTATAATACAAGTTTAAAAGCACAAGCTGAAATTAAACCATTAAAAATTAAATGTATCCATTGCCAACATGAATATGAACAACAATTTACATTGAATACATCTGATTTTTTCGGATGAGGCTTCTACACCTTGACCACGTGGGTGTAAAGAAGCTGATAGATGATATGGAAGCAGAGTGTACCGGTATTAAGAAAAACGCTCTTAGTATGAGTTGGTACATGCGAGGTGGTGTTTCATATGAAGATGTGTTAAACATGTCCTCTGAGGAAAGAGAAGAAATTAAGAAGATTATTGATAGTAATCTGGAAGTCACTAAGAAATCACAGATACCATTCTTCTAATCAAACCCGTAACTGTTCATTTATCACATCGGGTTGTTTCTTTGTAAAGATGAACTTCGTTCATCTAAGAACTCACTTCGTTCGTTCTTATTTTTTACGGTTATCTATTGTCTTTTACTGTAATCTAGTACGGACTATATTGCCGCTTTGAAGCCATGGTAGTGCTATTCAGCACTACCAATGGTAAAGGTTGTTTGCACGCCCGTCGTCCAGTGTTATCTATTCCCCATTCAATTAGCTATTTGATGCTATTAAATGCTACCGGTTGCTCTGTAAAGTATATGGGATTGTAGTTGAATTTACGCACTTTAGTGTTTCATTCAGCAACGCACATTCTATTGATTCAAGATAAAATATCAATAGACTTGTTGAAGGTTCGCTTTGTCGATTGCCTTCTCGGTATTCCGTGTATATCGCTACACACGCTTACTCCAGATCCGTCAGCACAGCACAATCTGTACAAACTCAAGGAGGTCTGCCAATGCAGACAACAAATTTTTATAAGGTTTCTATTGTGAGGATGTTGTTATTTGTAACAGTTTGATTTGACGTGGTGTCTGGTGAGCCTGAATATGCTTTTAGTAGTTTACTGTTAAGTGAGAAGAAACTGTCAAACTCTGTTATTATCCAATCACCATTCTTGGGACTTGTATAATATAAGAAATTGTCAGTGACCCATGTTAGTTTGCTTTGTACAGCAATATAACGACCTTTACGATTGAACTTCATAAAAAGAATATTACAATCGTCAGGATCAGCTACATCCATGAGTTGTTCTAGCCAAGCATCTATCACTTTGCATTCCCCTGAAAGTAATAAATGAAACGGAAAATCAGCATAGAACTTACATTCTACATTCATCTTAGTAAAAGTTTGTCCAGGAACTATGTCCCCTTTAAAACTTCTAATCTGACCTTCATGTAGTATCTGTGTTCTTGATTGATTTTTTCCACCTATATAAGCACCGGATCCTGGTGCACGAATGAAACTTTCACCGTACAACTCACTGAGATATTTAGCGATTTCTCGTTCAAAACCTGAACCTTTTGCTTTTTGTGGACTTGTCATACTACTACTTATCGTAAACTTGGCATATAAATTATTTTATTTCTATTTGTCTTAAAAACTGATTAGAAAAAGATGTGCCTGTATTATTTTTTAAACAAGACTTCTTACATATATTATTTGGATTTGTATTCCATGTATCTGATAAATCAGAAAACCATTGAACAATGTTGGGCTGATGTTCTGCTTCTCCTTGCCAACAACATGGATACACTCTTCCCGAAGCATCAACATATATACTATTCTCGTTCATAGCACTACACTCTATCTGCCCTTCAAATACTCTATGATCCATAAACTCTAAAGGAGCTGTAATGCCATCTACTGGGAATCGTTGAAAACGTCTACTGACCTTTGCACGAAACCATTTAAATCTTAACTGTCTAGCTAACTCATATGCAGTATCTACTTGATGTTTGTTATGCTCAAATATTAACATGTCCCAATGAGCATTACCGCCTGCATTAATAAATGCTTGTGTATTCTCTATAATCTTTGACCAACGAACATTTTTTCTGTAGATATGATTTGTATCTTCCAAACCATCTATACTAAACACAACATAATCATTTGGTCCATTCATAACTTTGGCTAATCGTGTCCACCAGTCAGGTGAACGAATACCACCATTAGTGTTCATCCCAATAACGATATTAGGATTGCATTCTTTAAAATACTCATACATCTCTATGGATTGTCTTGCACTTGCTGGATCACCATAGTTACCGCACATATATATTTTCTCTAACTGTCTTACAACATCGGGAGAAAATATTACTTTAGCATCCTCTAGAGTTAACTCATTAGGTTCAAATGATGTTCTGGTACGCAAGCATTGCGGACAAGCCGCATTGCAGTTTGTTGTTGGTTCAAAATGTACAATCTTTGTATCCTGAAAACGAAAAATATCAGGCATTGTCTATCTCAACCGAGTTACTGTAACTTGTAAAGCCGTTCTCTTTAACAACTTTCAATACATTAGGTACACGACCTGCTAGTTCTTCCCTATGTGACACAAGCCAAATAGATTTCTGTCGTCTACGTGACATGTCTTTAAGAATCGCTAAACTATTCTCAACACCCATTGTATCAAGACCACTGTCAATCAATTCATCAATGAATAATGTATTGATTGGGCTATACAATGATTCCCATACATCACGGAAAGCAAAACTCAAGCCAAGAATCAAACGATTACGTTCACCTCGACTCAGATTATCAAAGTCAAGCTCACGACCTAACTCAGTGATTTCAACTTGCAAATCATTCTTAAAGATAACCTGATGTGGTAGACCAATCTTATCTAAGTAATGTGTTAGTCTTGCATTTAAATAACTTAAGTTCTGGTCAATAATCTTCTTACGAACAAAACTATCTTTGCTAGTTAACAAATCTAATAAGAACTTTTGATGTTCCATAGTTCGTGTTAGTTTATTGATAGCTTCAAAGTCAATCGCTTGTAATGCTTGCGTTTCCATCTCAACAACTTGTTCACTATATGGATCAGTCTCTTGTGACTTGTTGTCAATCTGATTTAGAATGTTTGCAATCTCACTTGAATGTTTGATTGCTTCTCCTTCTGTATCATAGTGAGTTACAGGTTGTGGTCCTAACTCAATACCAGTAAGTTCATTTAGTTGTTCACTAAATGGATTAGATTCTTGTTTCTTATCTTCCCATACTTTCTTCAAGTTAGATACATCACCACTATGACGAATTGCTTCTGCTTCAGTTTTATATGATGGAGTGGGTTTAGTCCCTAATTTAGTAACCAATGACTGATTGATTGACATTTGACTTTCAAGTTCAGCCAACTCAGCACGGGCATTCTCAAGTACTGTAGTCTTTTCTAATGTAACTTCTAAATGCTTATCATCATGGAAGTCTTGACCACAAGCATAACACTTATGATCCTCAAGTTCTTTAACTTCCCGAACCAGTTTATCTATTAACTTTTTTTCTTTTGTGATACTTTTGGTTAGGGTATCGATTATTGTTGCTATAGATTTTTGTTCAGTCTCATCATGTAGCCATTCTTTTAAATCATTCCATGACTTAAGTTCAGCTTCAATGTCATACTCATTTTTAAGAGAGTAAGCCTTGTGTGCTATTGAAACATCTGTGTCATGTTTTTGTTGCCAAGCAGTTGAACGAGCAACTAACGCATTGTATGTGTCTTGTGCCTCTTTTTGCTTAGTCCAAACGTTCAAATCTTTATGTGCTTGTAACTCTGCTTCAATGTTAATCTTGCTTAGTTCATCGTACTGTAACGCAAGTGTAGTCAAATCTTCATCATGTTTCTTCAACCACAATGTTTGTCTGCGTTTCAATGCATCAATCTGTTCTTTGACACGTTTGTTAGCTTCTTCAATAGCTTTAACTCTAAATTCTTCTTGCTGAATATCATCTTTGCTACGGCGTATCATTTCTTTAATGATTTCAGCTTTCTCACTTAGTAATGTGATACCCATTAACTGTTCAATAATATCTTTTTGTTCGTTATTCTTTAATGCTAAGAATGGTTCGCTGTATGTATTCAATACAACAATGTGACGGAACATGTCGGCTGACATATTAATAACTTTTTCAATCGCAGCCTGTGTTTCTTTATTCTCGCCTTGCTGATCCTCAGAAGCTTTATCCTGAATATCATTTACATAGAATTTCAACACATTGGGTTTACGACCACGCTCAATCTTATAGTTAGTACCATTGACATTGAAAGTCAATGTAACCATCATGGCTTTACCATTTGTACGATTAACTAAATTATCTTTACGAATATTATTAATGGGTGTACCAAACAATGCGTAGGAAAGACCTTGAATCAAGGTTGTCTTACCTGTGCCATTACGAGCACCATCACCACCTAAGTCTAAGTTTTCACCTAGAATAAGTGTTAAGTCTTTCTTGTCAAAGTCTACTGCTTGTGTTACTTGTCCGATAGATAGAAAATTGCGTAATGTAATGTCTTGTAATGTAATCATAGGTTGTTGTAAATGTCCAAAAGAATCTTCTTATCAAAATTATTTGATTCAATACTATTAATTTGGTCAATAATAATTTGGTCTACGCTTTCAAACTTAAGTCCGTCAGCAGTTTGACCATTTTCATTTTGTTCTACTTTCATAGGAATCAATGCCATCTCTCTTAGTTTATGTTCTGGTATCCATGTCTCACGCAAGAAGTTAGCTTCTTCATATGAGATTTCAATATCAAGATGTACTCTAACATGACTATCAATCAATAGCAAGCCCTCAGGGTTTTCTAAAATGTCTGATAGTTTATGAACACGGAATACTGGCTGTCTTGGCCATGTATGAAATACAGGCTCAGTTCCCCATTCTAATATCATCATGCCACGTGCGTCATCACCTGCATCAGCATAGTTATGCGGGAAAGCATTACCGATATACCAAATGTTCTTACGTGCTTGTCGTTTATGAAAGTGACCACTGAATACTTTTTCAAATCCACCCAATTGATCCTCATTGATTTCACCATGATCGGGCATCTCAACCATTGCGTTCATATGGAAATAAGGTAATTCAAAATGACCAAACATATATTTGCCACTTAGTTTTTGTAGTTTCTTGTAGTCATCATGTACAAGCCATGGTGCAATAACTACATCTCCTTGTTGGAAGAAGTCGTTGACGATCTTAACGTTTGGTAGATGTTTAGCCCACTCAACGCTATGAATGTCCCTACGGTCACGATAATAAAGATCGTGATTGCCTGGTATAAAATATACAGTATCAAAGTTAGCACTTAGTTTCTCCAATGCTTGTAATCCAAATTGTAATGTGTGAATGTTAATGCTTGCACGATGATGGTTGTAATCGCCCAAGAAGAAACAAGTCTCACAGTTTTCTTTTTTTGCTTTTTGAATGAACCAATCTACGAAATCGGAACAGTCTTGGTTGTGTTGTAAGCTGTTAGACTTCAATCCAAAATGAATATCAGTGAACACAGCGGCTTTTTTAAAAAGGTTACTCATTTGTCTATTATATAATAAAGCCGTTACACATAGCAACGGCTTTGGTTAAATTATTCTTCGTATACTGTAGAACTAGTTCCAATACCCTGTCGTGACCAACTTGGATTGAGACCATTGATTTCTAATATATCATCACGTATGTTTTGATTGCGTTTTTCTGTATTCAATACCCTACAGAAGCTATTAGTGATAGCAGCCGTATAATAAGCGAATGGATTTGCTGATTTGGCTTCATTGAATCGTAAGCCAACATATGTTAGTTGAAGGATAGCACTATTACGCATCTCATCGTTGTATGTATACCCACGCCAATTATATTTCATTGCGTATTTTTCGCACATCATAATATACATACGGGCAAGTTTGTTTGTGATTTTACCATGTTCTTTGTTGAAATTTCCAGTTTCTAAATCACCTTCCCAATGACTTTTACCAACACATTTAAATGTATTAGTTGAATCTATTTTATAATGTTGGAATGGGGGAAAGTTTACTTTAACGTGAACCATGTCATCTACTTCAGCTTTGGTAGTATTATCTTCTAAGTCAGCAAAAATCTCATCTGGGTCAGCTTCCTCAAACTCAAAGATATCCTTTGCTGTTTTCTTTTTAACTGTTTTGCGGGGTTGTTTTGGTGCAACCGGAACATGATCCCAAGTCATTACACGAAATACTAAATCTGTGATTTCTATTGAATCTGGGCTAACAGCATCTTTACTACCTTGTTCTAAGCTAAGACGTAAAGCACGTGTTTCTTTTGCTTGTTGAATAGTTTCTGGTTTGAATGCATATTCTAAGCTTTCTTCAATACTAGATTGGGGCATATCTACAATAAAATCATAGCGATGATAGCTTGGGTCTGCAAAGTAACAATAAGCGTTTTTGCTTTCGTGTATCTCTTTTAGAATGTCTTTATTATTTAAATAGTTGACAGGTTTGCGTGAGGGTAGGGACATAGTTCTCCGTTATTATGTTGATGTAAGTATAACATTATTGTTGCAGAATAGCAACTATTTTGTGAGGGAAAGGGTAAAAATACTACTTTATTTAGTAGATAAATATAAGTAAGGATAACAACATATTATGGCAAACCCAACCACAGCCGCTGAATGGAAACAAGTTGCAGCCAATGCTCAGGCACAGATAGATGCGGTCAACCAACAAAAGGCACAAGGTGAAGCACAGATCACTGCGCTAGAACAACAACTACTAGCCAATGGTCAACAAATAAGTGACTACTTAATCGCTAATCCTAGAATTACCTCAAGAGACCCTGGATTATTAGCTTTACAAGCACAGACAGATACTATTAAACAGAATTTAGCTAAAACAGAAGTATATGTAAGAGCCACATTAACATCACAGCTATTTCAACTTAGAGCAACAATAAACAATGCTAACACACAGGCTGGAGTAGCATCTACTGGTGCTCCAAATACAAACACAAATACTCCGCCTGAAACGGTTGTACCAGATCAATCTAACACGGCAGTAACAACTACAACAGAACCTGAACCAGTTCAGCAATCAGTAATAGATCCAAACACTGATCCTAATACTAATATAGGTTCTGAACCAGTGGTTGAAAATGCTACTCCTCAATTCGCTACTGGGCAAAATGAGGCCACCAATGCCGCTTTCTTAGAAGCAAACGCATCAGAACAACAAGTTATAGATCCAAATAGTGATCCTAATACTAATATTGGTGAAGACGGGCAAAATCAAGATACAGAAATACCAATTGATAAACCAAATATAGATCCAAATAGTGACCCTAACACAAACATAGGTACAGAAGGACAAACAGTAACATCACCCAGTTCTATAACAGAAAATGTTTTTGATCCTAGGCAAGAGGTTACTGAAAATGTCTTTGATCCTAGACAAGAAGTTCAAGAAAGTGTATTTGACCCGTCAGCCGGTGGCAGTGGACAAGGCATATCAACTGCATTAAACAATACACGTGCCACTGCAACAAAACAAGATAGTGCTAACTTTCAGCAAAAGCCAGATTGGCGAGCAAGATTAAGTCTAGCACCAAACGCAAACTATTTGTATAAAGTGCCAAAAGGTCAGGCAGGTATATTAGCACCATTGCAAGGAACAGACGGTGTAATCTTCCCATATACACCGGCAATATCAGTTACATACAGTGCTGGATATGATCCAAGTGATTTAATACATAGTAACTATAAAGTTTATCAATATAAAGGTAGTAGTGTAGATACAGTTTCAATCACGGCTGATTTTACAGCACAAGATACAACAGAAGCAAACTACTTATTAGCAGTTATTCACTTCTTTCGTTCAGTAACCAAAATGTTCTATGGTCAGGATCAGAATCCCAATAATGGTGTACCCCCGCCGCTGTGTTATCTGAGTGGGTTTGGAGCATACACATTTGATGCACACCCATTAGTTGTAACTAACTTTACATATGCTACCCCAACAGAAGTAGATTATATTCGTGCTGGTAGTCAAACTAATCAGCCCGGAGTAAATGTAGCACAACAAAATAGTATAGTAAATAGTTTTGTACCAAGTGTATTGCGTACAGCAATAAATGGTTTAGCTCCAAAACTACCAAACTTCTCAACACAGAACTCAATGATTAATAGTGAAGCAACATACATTCCTACAAAACTACAACTGCAAATCACTTGTATACCAATCGTTACAAGAAATGATATCAGTAACAAGTTCAGTCTTAAAGAATATGCTACAGGTGCATTATTACGTGGTAGCAAACGTTCAGGTGGAGGTATCTGGTAATGTCTAATAATGCTTTTTATCCAGCATCAAGTCCTTATTTTGCTACTGGTGTAGTGAATGGTAGATTTTTAGATGTATTGGTAGATAGACCTATCCCTAAATTGGGTAGTGATAGATATTGGGAAATCACTAACACATATGATTTACGTCCAGATATGTTAGCATATGACTTATATGCCAATCCTAAGTTATGGTGGGTATTTGCAAGTAGAAACCCGAACACATTGAAAGATCCGTTCTTTGATTTTACTACAGGTACAAGTATCTACTTACCAGAAGCCGCAACATTAAAACAAGTATTAGGTATATAAATGACAATTGAAACAGATGAGCTAGGTATTATAATATCTTCTACGCCTGATAAAAATGATTTAGGGGCTACTCCCGCCAACGATGATTATAGGAATGAGCCTGATTATGCCGCTAGAGTTGCCGCAATGGAAAACAATGCTACTGCAACTGGTAGTGACGAAATAGAAACTATCAATAAAAGTTTTGCAGGTAAAACACAAGCAGGTCAAGCACAAACTCCTGCAGGAAATAGTGTAGTAGATAAAAGTGTAGGCACTGGACCAAAACCCGGTTCTAGATTACAAAATCCATTAGGTAACTTTAGTAGCTATACATATCAAATAAGTTTGTATATGATTACTCCTGACGCATATCAAGCATTCAACTTATCGGGTAGAAAAAATATCAACTCATTATCTGCAACAGACGCTAGAGGTCAAGCAACTAACGGTGGTGCATTTTTGGTTGCACAATCAGGTGGTATAAACAATAAAACAAGTCGTAGAGCACCTGGATTTGAACTAGATTATTATATAGATGATTTAAAAATTAAATCCGCAATCAATGGAAAGAATACACAATCTACTTCTAATGTAACTTCACTTTCATTTAATATATATGAACCTTACGGGTTTTCTTTTATTACTAAACTAAAACGTGCTAAAGAAACATTACAAAAAAATAGTAAAATAAAAAATTATGATAAAGCAATGAATGCAAGTAAGCAATTCTTTGTTTTGGGAATTAGATTTCAAGGTTATGATAAGAATGGTACTATTGCGAACGCCAGTCAAGTATTTTCAGATGACACATTAAACACTAGTCCGGACGCTAGTGGTGTATATGAAAGATTTTATGATATATTGTTGACTGGAATGAAATTTAAAATTAATGGTGGCGCAACTACTTATAATATTACTGCTAATGTTATTGCAACTAATGTAGCATTAGGAACAGCACGTGGTATGGTTGATAATGATATACCGCTTGTAGCAAGTACCGTTAAAGAAGCATTAGAAGGTGATGGTGATGGAATTACTAGTTTATTAAAAACAATAAATGAAACACAACAATCATTGTTTAAACGAAAATCAATAGAAATACCAAATGTGTATAAGGTTAGATTTATAGGTGATATTGCATCACTAGAAAATGCAAGTCTTATTAGTAAAGCAGATCCGGATAAATCCAAATACCCAATGAGTAGAGCGGATAAATCAACTGAAGTTAATGAAGGTACTAGTGTTAATTCAGTTCCAGATGTAACCAAACGACTAATATCTATAAAACATGATACTCCTATAACACAGGCAATTAATAATATTATAAAACAAAGTTCATATATGGAAGATGCACTTAAATCTATACTAGTTGCAAGTACAGAACCAGATCCTGCTACAGGAAGTCCTCCGGTTGTTGATAAAAAAGATGTACCACCCATTAAATGGTATAATATTAGTCCGGAAGTTAAATGTTTGGGATTTGATACTAAAGTAGGTGATTTTGCATATGAGATAACATATGTAATACAACCATATGAGACACCGGCAGCATCCTCACCGTATACAAAATCTAGTAAGTATTATGGACCTCACAAGCGATATGAATACTGGTTTACTGGTAAGAATACTGAAATCTTATCATATGAACAAACTATGGATAATACTTATTTCAATGTTACTTTAAGTAAAGCCGGAGATCCAGCAAGTCAAGGTGGCGGAACTGATTCTCCTGTTTATGCAGGTAAAAAACAAGCCCAAGACAGTACGGGTAAAATAGATGTTGGTATGGAAGCACAAAATGCTTATATGACAAGTTTGTTCGATCCCGGAGCATATGCTAAGGCTAAAATCAGTATATTAGGTGACCCAGATTATCTAGCACAAGAAACACCAAGCAGTATTAATGAAGTTTATAGACAGTTTTACAAGAGTGACGGATTTACTATTAATCCCAATGGTGGTCATGTATTCATTGAAATTGATTTTAAAGAAGCAGTGGACTATAAAAATAGTGATGGTTTAATGGATATTAATTCATCAATATACTTTTGGAATTATCCACCGGAAGTAGCTAATAAAATCAAAGGTGTAAGCTATATGGTAATAGAAATAGAACACAACTTTAAGGGCGGCAAGTTTGAACAAACATTGAACTGTACCATCAACACATTCCCTGGGGTATTGGGTACACCGGCTGCAGCCTTAGGTGGCAGAGCAAATACAACAGATGCGGCAGCAGCCAGAACTGGGGTAGCGTTAACTGCTGAAACAGCAAACAATGCACGTGCAGCCTTTGCGGCAACTGATCCTAGAAGAATAGACCTATCAAGTTCAGATGTACGTACTAGTACAAATGAAGGTGGTGATGGTCCTACTCCAAGTAGTGATAGTAGTACATCGTCATCATCTGGTTTTATGCAAGACGATGTGACCGGTGTAGACGCGGCGATAGCATTACAACAGTTACCAGATAATACAGAACTTTTATACAATGATACCCCTATTACAACTACGACTACAAGTAATCGATTGGGCGTAGCTAATGATGATAGTGTTCAAAGCTCAGGTCAAACTCAAAATGGTATTGCTAACTCACAAAGCCCTGATGCAGGCAGAGAAACAGAAAACACTACATTACTTACTGGTGCAAGACCAGGTGAAGGTGCATAATGGCAAATAATATATTCAAACCAAAAGGTGCAACAAGCGCCGGCAAATTAGGAGCAGGCGGTGCAGTAGTTAGTCCGGTACCTGTATTTGGAGTAGTAAAAGATAATATTGATCCTATTCGTTCTGGTAGACTACGAGTTTATGTAAGTGATATGGGAGGAACAAATCCCGAAGATGCTAATAGTTGGGTTACTGTAAACTACATGACACCTTTCTATGGATTAACAGAAGGATCCGGTGATAAGACAGGATACGGAACATATTTACAAAACCCAGTCAGCTATGGTATGTGGACTAGTCCACCTGATGTAGGTACAACTGTTATTTGTATATTTGTTAATGGTGATCCTAACTATGGATATTGGATTGGGTGTGTACCTGAGCCAGAAGCACTGTACATGGTACCAGCTAACGGATCAACAGAAACAGCAGTTCTTAATCCCAGTGAGGCAAATAGTTACGGTGGTGCAAAGAAACTCCCAGTAACTAACATCAATACTAATAACGATGCAATCAATAATAGCCCGACGTTTTATAATGAACCTAAACCAGTTAACAGTTATCTTGCAGGCGTATTAAATCAACAAGGTCTAATAAGAGATACGATCCGTGGTACAATAGGTACCAGTAGTCAACGTGAGAGCCCTAGTCGTGTTGGATGGGGAGTTAATACTCCGGGTAGACCTATATATGAAGGTGGTTTTACAGATGAAACGATAGCTAAAGCCGCAACCGGTCAAGGACAACAAAGTGGATTAAAAATAACTTCACGTAGAGTTGGTCACAGTATTGTAATGGATGATGGTGATTTATTAGGTAGAGACCAATTAGTAAGAATACGTAGTAGTTTAGGACATCAAATATTAATGAGTGATGATGGACAATGCTTATTCATCATTCACGCTAACGGACAAAGTTGGGTTGAGTTAGGTAAAGAAGGTACAATAGATATGTACGCTACTAACTCTGTCAACATTAGGACACAGGGTGATTTAAACTTACATGCTGATAATAATATCAATATGCATGCCAAAAAAGATTTTAATCTTTATGCTGAAAATGTAACAGTCAATAGTGATAAGAAAACTGATTTTAGAATTGGTACTGATTACAGTATGCAATCATTGGGTAAGTATACTTTAAAAGTTGGTGCAGGTATGAGTTTAGCAAGTGAAGGAGAAGCAAGTTTTGCTAGCACTGCGGCTGCATTTGTCAATGGTAGTAAAGTTAACTTAAATACAGGTTCTGCAAGTTTAGTTCCAGCAGAGGTAAAACCATTAACAACTATAGCACATACTGATACATTGTATGATAGTACAAAGGGTTGGGCGGCAGCACCAAGTGCTTTGTTAAGTATTACAAGTCGTGCACCTGCTCATAGTCCATGGAATAGTGCAAATCAAGGTGTTGATGTTAAAGTAGATAACAATGCAAGTGCAAACTTCCCAAGTGCACCGGCTCCGGCTGTAGCTACTGCAAACGCATCAGTGCCCGGCACACCACCTGTACCAGTTACTGCGGCAGCAGCCTCAACTGTACCGGTTACTGGTGCCATTAGTAAAGCAGTTCCAGCAATCCCCACAGCAGTATTAGTAAGTCAAACAGCGGCATCGGCTGCTTCAGGCATAGCTAAAGACGCAGTAGCTAAAGGTGCAGGAGTGGTACAGACAGCAACTGGTGCTGTAGGATCGGTAGGAAAGCTAGCACAAAGTCCAGAACAAATGGAAGCTGCCGGCATATTAAAAGCTGGATCAGCAGTATTGATTGCCTCTTTAATCTCTCAAGGAAAAACTATTGAAGAAGCAATGACTGACAACTTGTTTACAGGTATGCCAGGGGCAGAGAATTTACAAGCCTATATAGCTAGTACCGCTTCACAAGTTAAAGCACAAGTTTCTAACTTTCAACAAGCTCAAACTAAACTTACACAAGCCGGAGTCATAACAGGTAACGAAGATGCTAGCCAAATTACAGGGGCTATTAATTCAGTAACAGGTGTAGGCATGGATGCTACTGTTGACTTATTAAAAACTGCATCCAATGTTAATGGGGCAGGTGTGTCAGGTGTTGTAGGTGTTACAGTAGGAGCTGCCAATAAAATGTTAGGAGATGCAAAATCATTAGTATCATCTGGTAACTATGCCGCAAATCTATCTAATAAGATGACCGGAGGACTACCATCTCTATCAACATCATTAGATGGATTGAAGAAAACAATAGGTGGAGGTGTCAGTGGGTTATTAGAAAGCGCAAAAGGAATTGCCGCTGGAGCATTCGCCGCAATAACAAAAGGTTTCCCATCACTAAAGGCAGGCGTACCTCAAAACTTAAAACAGATTGCTGATAAGGCAACGAATGATATTCAAACTGCTGGAACAACTGCAAGTGATACTGCAAGTATAGTCAAAGCAGCCGCATCTGCTTCAGGAGTAAATGTTGCAGCCATTGCATCAGGCACGGCATCAGCCGCAATCAATGGTGTAGCCAGTGTCAATACAGCAGTAACTGCCGCAGTTGGTTCTACCACAAATATAGTAACTGCATTAGAAAATGCAGAAAGTGCTGTTAGCGCAACATTACCTGCAAGTGTTGCTAGTGGATTAAACAACTTACCAGGCGCACAAAATGCAGTATCAACTGCTGTTAAGGGCGGAGTTTCTGCGGTTAACTTAGTACCAGGTGTCTCTGTACTTAGAAACTCAGTAACAAATATTACGGCTTCAGTTAGTACCGGAAATATTACAGGAGCAGCCAATACATTAGTTAATCAACTAAAACAACCCGGAGCATCATTATTACAAAAAGCAAGTCTTGGACTAAGTCCAGCCGCACTTACTTTATTAGAAAACTCTATTGCACAAATAAGCTCAGAGGGTGGAACGCAAATCAAACCACCGACAGTTGGGACTAGTACTGACAACACCCGCCCTGCTTTAGCAAGCCAACTACAGAATCTATTTGGTAGCGCAAAGATTCAAGTTCCTAACTATGCTGGTAATCCTGCAACGACAGGAGAAACGGCGGCAACCGAGACACTTGAGGCTTTTAATGTAAGACGAAAAGAAATAGAGAAGAGGTTTAATGCACAATTTGAAATTGCAAACTCAGCAAAACTAGCCATGGTAGATGCAATAAATACGTTGCCAGCCGGTGATCCAAGAATTGCAGAGCTACGAAAGAAATTTGCGGATGAATATCTCACAGCTATGAAGATATCCGAAGAACTTCTTGCATAAATATAGTATAGGATAAAACATGCCAACTTACGTAGGATTTTCAACAATCGGTGCAAATGAGCCAAAAACAACCAATGCTAGTACTGGCATAGACGGTGGCACAGGCGGTGTAATAAAGCCAACTGTCCCGGGTAAAAGATATCGTATTGTGGATGAATCATTGGTGGTCAGAGATTTTATAAATGCATTAAACATTCAACAGGGAGAAAAAGTTGGTAATCCTGAATACGGTTCTACTATTTGGAGCTTTGTGTTTGAACCAAATGACGCTGAAACTCAACTAAGAATCGAAAACGAAATACGTAGAATTGCTAGCAATGATCCTAGATTGATTATCAATACTGTAAAGAGTTACACACAGGAAAATGGCATATTACTTGAAGTAGAGTTAGCTATTGCACCCTTTAATAACGCTGAAATATTGAATGTTTTCTTCAACAATCTAACTAACACCGCAACAATACAATAACAAAATCCGTGGTTTTCCTTTAAGATAAATACTTAAAAGAGAATAACTATGGCAACATCATCCCGACAATCAGCAATTTTTGGTGTTCAGAATTGGCAACAAATCTACCAAACCTTTCGTGAAGCCGATTTTAAAAGCTACGATTATGAAACCCTACGTAAAAGTTTCATAGATTATTTGCGAGTATATTATCCTGAAACGTTCAATGATTACATTGAATCAAGTGAGTTTATTGCTTTACTTGACGTTATTGCGTTCATGGGACAAGGTCTTGCCTTCCGCAACGACCTAAACACACGTGAGAACTTTATTGATACTGCTGAACGTAGAGATTCAGTTATCAAACTAGCTAACTTAGTAAGCTATAATCCAAAAAGAAACATTGCCGGTCAGGGTTATCTTAAAGTAACAAACATTAGTACAACTGAAAACATTACAGATGTGAATGGCATTAATCTAAGCAACCAAACTGTATTATGGAATGACCCAGCAAATGCTAGTTGGTTAGAGCAGTTTAATACGATTATCAATAGTGCATTGATTAACAGTCAACGTGTAGGAAGACCCGGCAATAGCCAAGAGTTATTGGGTGTAAAGACTGATGAATACAGTATCAATATTCCTCCTGCTAGTTTACCTATCGTGCCTTTTACTAGTACAGTAGATACAATTAATATGAATTTTGAATTAGTTAGTGCAACTAGTTTAGATGAAGATTATGTGTATGAGATTCCACCTGCACCAAGTGGTAAAATGAATATGATGTATCGTAATGATAAATTAGGATACGGCAGTCCAAATACAGGTTTCTTCTTTTATTTTAAACAAGGAACATTGCAAACTTATGATTTCAACTTAGAACAACAGATTAGTAATCAAGTTGTAGATGTTGATATTCAAGGTATCAATAACACAGACACTTGGTTATATCAACTTAATGCTAGCAACGGTGGTAGAACACTTTGGAGACTAGTAGACAGCGTTTACGCAAATGCAAGTTTACAAACAGAGACAAGTTACAAGAAAGTGTTCTCTGTAGTTTCACGATTCAACGACCAAGTTAGTTATACTTTTGGTGATGGAGTATTTTCCGAAGCACCGGTTGGGTCATTTAGAGCATATGTACGTGGTGGCAACGCATTGACATATACTATTGATCCAAGCGAAATGCAAGGGATTCAAGTAACAATACAGTATATTAGTAGAGTAGGACGAACAGAAGCACTTACCATAGGATTATCATTACAAACACCAGCTTCAACAGCGCAAGCCAGAGAAACATTAGCAAACATTAAACTACGTGCCCCTGCTCGATATTATACTCAAAATAGAATGGTTAATGGTGAAGATTATACAAATTTCCCATATACATTATACAGTTCAATTATTAAAAGCGCCGCTATTAATCGCAGTTCTATTGGCGTGTCTAAAAACTTAGACCTACTTGATCCTACAGGAAAATACTCCAGCACGAATTCATTTGCAAGTGATGGCGGACTATATCAAAATAGTGACGATGGTAATCTACCACTAACAATCACAAACACCGGTGATATTATTCAGTTTTTAACTGACAACCTTGCCGTAGCATTAGCAGATAATAGAGCGAAACAATATTATCTACAAAACTACCCACGTTATAGTATTGATGTTGCATCAGGTGATGGAATAGTATATTGGAACACTAGCACAGTGGATGCAAATAGTATCACTGGATATTTTTATAACATTACTGGATCTACTGATACACCAATAGCGACTGGAACATATAATACACATAATATGAAATATGTTACCAAAGGTGCATTGATTAAAATAACAGCACCACAAGGAGCATACTTTGACGAAAATAATAGATTAGTATATGGTATCTCAAGTCCAAGCGACACATTATTTTATTGGACTACTGTCTTAGGTGTCATTGGTGACGGATATAACAACGGGGAAGGTAACTTCAGTAATGGTTCTGGCCCGGTAACATTAAATGGGTATGTACCACAAGGTGCTATTATTGATGAAGTAATACCTGCATTTGGCAATATATTGCCTACAGCAGTTATTGATGAATGTGTTATTAGAATGGAGTTGAATCAAAGTTTCAGTTTAGTATTCAATAACTCTTTATTAATTACACAAGATCGTTGGTCTATAGATGCTTACAACGCTACTGGTTGGTTTGTAAACTTTAATAGTCTTGGCAATAATAGATATGAAATAGCTTATAAATCCCTACGCTATTATTTTGGTAGTGTAGCTGATACTAGATTTTGGTTTGACTCAGGTAAGTTAGTTTATGATCCTTTTACTGGAAAAATATTAGCTGATTTTATTAAAGTACTACCATCAAATACACAACCTAGTAGTAACTATCCATTAGCAAGACCAGTGCAAATAAATATAATTGGTCAAACAGTTGAGAGTGATGGCTATGTAAATGACTTTCAAGTAGAAGTCGCTAGTGTAGACATTAACAATAAAGAAATCGTTACAGATCCAGATTTTTTCCAAACAGTTACAGGATACATAACAGGTAACGCTAATACCGGAATATATACTTTCTTTGAGTTAATCGAAGATGCAGTAAACTTATCACGTGAGCAGTTAATAGCATCAAGTGACGTAGTATATCAATATCCTACACTAACTAATATTGAAGTAGTAAAATATGAATATCCATTAGGGCAACTGTTCTATGCGTACAGCGATAATGTGTTTTACACATCAGTGCAAGACACTAGTGTAACAACACCTTATTATTTGATGGTTGCACAACCGCAATATAGTATGCAACCTGGTAGACAAGCGTTACTATACCAGTATAGACATAACAGTAACAATACAACACGCATTGATCCTGCCACAACAAATATTATTGATTTATATTTGGTAACACAAGCATATTATACACAATATCAAAATTGGATACAAGATACAACTGGCACAGTAGCTAAACCACCGGTACCTACTATTAATGAGTTACAGCAAGCATATGGTAACTTAGATGATTATAAAATGTTAACTGATAGTGTAATACCTAACAGTGTACGCTTTGTTCCACTATTTGGAAAAAAGGCTGCCACACAGTTGCAAGGGACAGTTAAAGTAATTAAATCGCAATCAACTAATGCGAGTGATAGTGAAATACGTAGTGCTGTCTTATCAGCAATGAACACTTATTTTAATATTAATAATTGGAGTTTTGGAGATACCTTTTATTTCAGTGAGTTAAGTGCATACTTACACGCACAGCTAGGTGATCTGGTTAGCTCAGTCGTATTAGTACCAAACGATCCTACAATGAGTTTTGGTGATTTATATGAAATTAAGTCAGCACCATTTGAAATTTTTGTCAATGGTGCAACAGCAAATGACGTAGTTGTGATTGCGGCGCTTACCCCAGTACAATTACAAATAAGATAAGTATATAACAACTAGAGAGTTATAATGGCAGCACGAATTAGAACACTAAACTTTTTACCAGAGATATTCCAAACACCTACTAACAGTCAGTTCTTAGGTGCAACTCTGGATCAAATTGTTGACCAGCCCAATACGATGAGAATCGAGGGTTATGTTGGTAGCAAATTTGGTTATGGTATCAACGCCACAGACAAATATGTTATTGAACCTACTAAGACTAGAACAGACTATCAACTAGATCCGGGCGTTGTTTTTACAAAAACAAATACAAGTACTGCTAAAGATTTTATTAGTTACCCTGGTATTATTGATGCGTTGAACCTTGAAGGTGCAATCACTAATAATAATGACAGATTGTTTAATAGTGAGTTCTACTCTTGGGATAGTTTTACTAACTTAGATAAGATTATTAACTTTAATCAATACTATTGGTTGCCAACTGGCGCGCCAGCAGTTAATATCTCAACTGACATTGTTTATACAGCAACAGATTATACTGTTCAAAGTTTACCCAATGGATATAAAATTACCAGTGATGTTAATCCAGGTGGTACAACTAATCCAACACTCACATTGATTCGTGGTGGTACATATACTTTTACAGTAAATCAAACTAGTGAGTTTTGGATTCAAGGTAAACCGGGTGTTACTGGATATGATCCACAACAACCAAATATACAAACACGTGATGTATTAGGTGTAGAAAATAACGGAGCAACAGCCGGCGTGGTGTTATTCACTGTTCCATATAAAGATGCACAAAGTGAATATAACTTTCCTGGTAACAACTTAGTTGACGTTGTATCTACATTACCATTTGATCAAATCAATGGGCAACTATTAAGTACGATTGGTAGCATCGATGGAGTAACAGGACTTGAAGGTCTTACTGTTATGTTCTATAACACCGGTAGTCCTTTCATTGTATCAGCCGGATCGTTCGTAGTAGGAACTACATACACTATTACAGATTTAGGCACAACTACGCAAACACAATGGAATACTATAGCTGGAACGACTGGTGATACTTACACAATAGGTGATAGTTTTATTGCAGCCACTGTTGGTACAGGAACAGGAATAGCAAAAGCTTTAACAGGTTATGTATCTAAGTTTTATGATACAACAACTTATGACGAAGATGGTGGTAATGATCCATATGTAGTCCCGGGTACAACAGCAGATTTCAATAACTATGAAGGCGGATTCTATACAGATATCTATTCTACTTTTTATACTATAACGTATGAAGGTTCAGCAGATGATCCTGTATTACGTTTGGTACCAGCAACTGCTATCCCGATAAATCAAAAAATCACAGCTACATATGGAACACAATGGAAAGCAAGAAACTTTTATCGTACTACAGTTGGTACTATCAATCTTATCCCATATTTAAGTGCTATACTTGATACATTATATTATCAGGATAGTGTTAGTGCTAACAAAGTAGGTATTATTAAACTTATCGAAAGTAACACAACTAATCAACTAGATATCAATGATATATTGGGTAGAGAACAGTACACCAGCCCAAATGGTGTAGTGTTTACCAATGGCCTTAAAGTGACTTTTTCAGGAGATATTTTTCCAACAAGCTACAAAGAAGGAGAATATTATGTAGAAGGTGTTGGTACTGCAATTGAGTTAATTAATACAGCTATACTTATTGCTCCCGAGCCCTTCACTGAAGGTACATATATCCCTTATGATACATTGCCATATGATATTGGAAACTTTGATAGCACATTGTATGTGCCGGTTTATCAGGATTATATTACTATCACAAGAAATAGTATTGATAAAAATGCTTGGTCAAGAAGTAATCGTTGGTTCCATATTGATGTTATCAATGCAACAGCTACATATAACAATGATCCAACTATTGCAACTGTATATGCAACTCAGGATAATAAAGCAAAACGCCCAATCATTGAGTTTTATCCTAACTTAAGATTATTTGATAATGGTATACTAGGTAAAGCACCTATTGATTTCTTTGATGATAGAACAACTGATGCATTTACATACGTTGCCGGTCAAGAAAACTATTGGCCTGACGTTGAGGTATATACTGCTTATACCGCAACTATTGCTAACGTTACCGCTAGTACATCTACCACTATTGAAATAAACACAGATGATATTTATGGTTATTTAAATACTGCCGGCACATTTCAAATTGGTCAATATATAAGTGACACAACAAATGTGTTACCTAGAAACACTCAGATTACTGAGATTGACTCGTTAACTGTACCAGGCACAACTATATTGACCGTTGAGTGGGATGATTCAATAAACGTTCCACTGACAATCGAGGCTTCATTGGTAGCTAATGATTTATCTAATGACAACTATCAAATATATGATGGTGCAAGAATTGTGTTCTCGGTTGACACAAATCCAGAAGTAAAAAATAAAGTATACGTTGTAAGATTATCAGACATTGAAGGTAATGGCAATAAACTAATAACTTTATCTGAAGCAGATGATGGTCTAGTGTTGCCGTTAGAATGCACCTTTGCCTTTAAAGGATACAACAACCAAGGTAAAGACTTTTACTTTGATGGAATAGATTGGTTCTTAGCACAGCAAAAAACTACAGTAAATCAAGCACCGTACTTTGATGTATTTGATAATGATGGAATCAGTTTTGGAAACACAGATGTATATGTTGGTTCATCTTTTAGAGGTAACAAACTATTCAGTTATGGTATTGGTTCTGGTATAAAAGATATTGTATTGGGATTTCCATTACGTTATAGTTCTGTTAATAATGTAGGCGACATTAGTTTTGATGTGCCTTTAAACAGTGAAAGTTTTAACTATGTTAGCGGGACTAACCCGATCACACAAAAAGTTAATACAGGATATGTATATAACTATACTTCTAGTACCACTGTAGTAAGACAGCTTGGATGGCAAACTGCTGTAGCAGAAAGTCGTCAGTATCAAATATTCTCATTTGATTATATAGCAACTGACCTAACTACTAGTTACACCTGCGACATTGCGGCATCAACTGATACTGTATGGCCTAATATTCAAGTGTATGTTAATAATGTGTTACAAGCAAAAGATACCTACACGTATACTATAACTGCAAACTCTACTGTTATAGATTTTACTGTACCCAACCCATTGGTTGATACTGTAGTAGAGGTTACATTATTAAGCGACCAAGTAAGTAAAACAGCGTACTATCAAGTACCTATTAACTTACAAAACAATCCATTCAATGGAGATGTTACACTTGTAAACATAGGTGATATTCGTGGACAATATCAAAGTATTTTTTACAATAACCCAAACACAACCGGCGTAGTTTTTGGTTCAAACAACTATAGAGATTTAGGTAATCTTGTGCCATGGGGCAATAAGATTATTCAGAATAGTGCATCATTAGCATTACCAGGTTCACTATTGAGATTACAAAATCATAATCTGTTTAACTCACTACAGTATAACAGTCAACAGTATATAAACTTTAAATCATTATTGGTATATACGATTGATAGAACAGAATATAATGTATATCAAACTCCTTCATACATCTTAGATAATGCATTGGATCAGATTACTGCAAACAAAACAAACTCAGAACCTTTCTTCTGGAGTGATATGTTACCTAATAAGGCAGCATATGCAACCAACACATATACGTTTGCTAACTCATTAGATGTAAGTATCTACCCTTTAACTAGAATATATAACTTTACTACTTCTAACTACTATGGGGTATTAGTTTATTTAACCACAACAGTTGGTAATTTAACAACAACAATACAACTTGTTATTAATCAAGATTATACAGTAAGTACAGATAGTCCGTCACTTACTATTACAAAAGATTTAGCACCCGGTGACGTTATAACTATTAGAGAATACAATCAAACGTTTGGTAGCTATGTTCCAAATACACCAACCAAATTGGGATTATATCCGTCTTTTATACCTTCAGTAGTCTTAGATTCAAATTACTCACAACCTACATACTTTATTTTAGGACACGATGGTTCTTATAATAAACTATACGGTGATTATATTGATGGTTATTTGATTGACTTTAGAGATCAGGCACTACTAGAGTTTGAGAAACGTGTATATAATAATCTTAAACTAACAGATATAATACCAGTAAGTGACTATGATGTTATTCCAGGATTCTTTAGAACGACAGATTACACATATGACGAAATATTGCAGATATATAGCCAATATTTCTTAAACTGGGTAGGACAAAATCGTATTGAATATAAGAAGCAGTTCTATCAAGCAAACAATCAGTTTAGTTATAACTATACTCAATCTGGTAACAAGATTAATGGACAAGCATTTGAGCAAGGGTTTTGGAGAGGTATATATGAATACTTCTATGACACTAGTACGCCTAACACAACACCTTGGGAAATGATTGGCTTCAGCAATCAACCAACTTGGTGGACAACACGATATGGAGCGGCACCTTATACGAGTGATAACTTAGTATTATGGAGTGATATGGCAGCGGGTATTAACTGGAATAATGGTACCCCAATCGTATTGCCACAGTTTATTAGAGAACAGTTATTAGACGTTATACCAGTTGACAGCGCAGGTAATTTATTGTCACCGTTTGATGCGGTGATGGGCAACTATAATCAACGAACATTCAGAAATGATTGGGTAGTAGGTGATGTTGGCCCAGCAGAATTCTCATATCGTAGAAGTAGCAGTTGGCCTTTTGACTTAATGAAGATTCTTGCTCTTACTAAACCTGCAAAATTCTTTAACTTAGGGTTTGATGTAGACAACTACAAGTATAGTACTGAATTTAATCAGTATCTTGTTAACAACCGTAGTCACTTAGTGATTAGCGATGTTGCTATATATGGTAACGGTACAGCAAAAACAAGTTATGTTAACTGGATTGTTGATTTTGAAAAACAAGTTGGTGTCAGTGCTACAGAAAATCTTACTGAGTTATTTGATAATTTAGATGTAAGATTAATATATAGACTTGCTGGTTTTAGTGATAAGAGTTTGCTTAGTTTCTTTGTTGAAAAAGGCACACCTAACAGTAGAAACGCATCATTATTAATTCCTGATGAAAGTTATAGCGTATTATTATATGATAACATACCTATATCTACTGTCATCTATAGTGGTGTAGTAGTGCAAAGCACTAGCACAGGTTGGAAAGTATTTGGTAACTCGCAAGATACCGCATATTTCACAACAGTAACACCAAAGATAAATGGTAACTATAATAGAGTTACAGTAGGAAATACCTCAGTTCAGATTGCAAATGATTACGTTGAAACACAAACTAATATAATACCTTATGGTGCAGAGTTTGTTGACATTCAATCACTGAGCCAGTTTATTGCTAGTTATGGGCAATATTTACTATTGCAGGGTGTATTGTTTGACCAGATTGAATCTGGTATCGATGTTAACTGGCGTCAAATGATTACTGAGTTATTGTATTGGATACAAAGTGGTTGGGAAACAGGAAGTTTGATTAACTTAAATCCGGCAGCTAACTTGATTACTATTGATAAAGATAGTCATGTAGTACAACCACTGACATTGCAAAAACAAAACTTCATACTAAATCAAAACTTATATCCTATTCAAAGTGTTGATTTAGCAATAAATCGTGATAGCACATTCTTTAGCGCAAGACCATTAAATGAAGGTGACACCGTTGCGTATGGTCAGTTCAATATCAGTAACTTTGAACACGGTATTGTTTTTGATAACGTAACGTTATTCAATGATACATTGTATAATTTAGTAACTGGATTACGTCAGAATCGTATTTTAACTAGAGGTACAAAGTCTGCTGATTGGAATGGTACAGTTGATGCTCAAGGTTTTATTCTTAACCAAGACAACATTGAAGAATGGAGTACCAATCAAAAATATACAAGAGGCAGTATTGTTGAGTATAAAAACAGATATTGGTTTGCATTAAAAGTATTAAATGCAAAAGAAATATTTGAAGAACAAGATTGGAAAGAAACAGATTATAACGAAATTCAAAAGGGATTGTTGCCAAATAGTTCAACACGTTCATACGAATCTACATTGTTCTATGATACAAATAAAAGTAATCTAGACCAAGATAGTGATTTACTAAGCTGGTCATTGATTGGATATCGTCCACGTGATTATTTGGCATTAGCAGATTTGACAGATATCACACAAGTTAATGTTTATAAAAACTTGATTAAAGAAAAAGGTACACGCATTGCAGCCAATGCATTTAAAGGATTGACATTACCACAAGGTGGTATTGATTATGATATCTATGAAAACTGGGCTATTAAAACAGGTGAGTTAGGTGGGGTATTAAATAATAACTTCATTGATTTCCGTTTGAATCAGAATCAGTTGACAGGTAATCCTAGCATTGTTGGTTTGATTGATAATGCATATACTGATGGTGTTCAACAAGAAGTACCATTATATTCAATCTTCAACTATGGCAGACCAATATCTAACGCTAATGTACTACCAACATTACCGGCTTATACTCCAAACAGAGTATTCCCAGATGCAGGCTATGCTAACTTTG